TTGATATATAATCTTTGAGTTGAACCATCATATGTACCTACAATTCTTATCCAAGTATTTTTATAACTTTTAGATGATGTTATTATATTTGTTGTGCTTCCATCTCCAACTTTAAATAAAATTTGTTCAACTGAATTAGCTCTAATTAAAACCCCTTCATCATCACTATCTCTTGCACATATTATATCTGCAGTTGCCCCTAAATCATCTATATAAGCCCATACAGCGACAGTGCAATTTGTCTCACTAAAAGCCATTCCTGTATCTAAATAATCACTAGTACCATCAAACTCTAATGCTCTGCCTGAATATATCTGTCCATGATTGTTCCCATTGTTACCTATTTTTTGAATAGATATATCTCTTATAACTAAAGTTCCATTATGAGCATCATTAGAACGGAAACCAAAATATGATGTAGAATCTGTTAAACTACTAGAAGACATAGTGAAGCTATGAGTCCCATTAGCTAAAGCTGCACTTGTAAAATCTGCAGAATTTAAATCATCATTAGGAGCTAATTTAAAATATACTCCACTTCCTCCACCTGAAGATATTGTAAAAGAAACTAAAAATTCATCTCCAGCGGTAACATCAACGGGATTAGTAATAGCAACATTTTCTACATCGCTTCCTGTAGCTTCTAAAGTAAGCACTCCATCAACAAACGAAAAATTATCAAAACTAACATTTTCAAAATTATTTGCTAAATTAGATGAATATAAATTATTAGGAGCTGTATCTACTGCTCTGTATTTAGTTGGTTTTAATATTTTTTGTATAGTAGCTGGCATTATGATAGTGTCCCATTGTTTGTTCCAGTAGAATCAGTAGCATCTACATCTAAATTCCACCATGATACTAAACTAGTTTTTTCACCAGTTGTTAAATCTGAATATTGTTTAAACATAATTGATTTTACTTCTGCTTGAGTTAATACTCTACTCCAAACTCCTACATTAGCCATATAACCACCTAAAAATTCACTCGCATCATTCAAAGAGCCTAATGTAAATATATTTGAACTTGCTGCATTTCCAAACGTATTTGACCCTGATGCTACTAAAGCTCCATCAAAGTATAAATTTTGGCTTGAAGATGTAGTTGTTGCAGCTATATGATGCCACTTATTATCATCTACTTCAGCATCATAACTAACATAATTATGACTACTTGAACCATCCCAAACTATAAAAGTGATATATCCTATTACTTTACTGCCATTGTTATTATGTATGCCTAAAGAAAGATTTGTTGAGCCTGAACCTTTTTGAGAAGTTATTAAACGAGCTTGGTCAGTATCAGATACTTTAACCCAACAAGAATATGTAACATTTGTTCCTGTTATAATATTATTAGATGCACCACAATCTATAGAACTATCAGTACTGTTAAAATATGCAGCACCATCACTCAATGGTTGTACTGCTCCTGCAGGATACATATGTTTCATAACCAAGCCATCTGTAACGACACCTGGAGTAACAATACTTGCTTTAGATAAACTAGCTCCTAATCCTAAAGGCATGTTAACCTATATATGCTATAACTAAGCCAGATGTTAAATCAATAGTATTCCATCTGCCGTAGATTGTTACGCCTGCTGGAATACTTTCAGAGGCCATTGAATTACCATTATACGAACCAACTCCATATCCATTAGTTGTATCTTCTGGTGTAAGTGCATTAAATACTGTGTCTTCTAAACATTGTATTGCTACAAAGCTACCAGTGTGCTCTTCGGTGTCGTTTATAAATTTAGCTCCTGCTTGTCCTAAAGCTGCATTTTGAGCTTCAACTACAGTAAACTTGTTTAAACTTGATGTTGCTGCCATTTTATTCTCCTTTGTGAGTGTACTTTAAGCTCTTGGCAAGAGCGTGAACGTACTGTTAAAATTTTAGTAGGTTCGCAGGGTACCCTTTATACGATACCCTGCACAGTCCTACAAAACTGTTAACCCTTATGATTTTGGATTATACAAGTACATACTCTACTACAACACTCCATCTTCCTGCATCAAAATTTGTTGCATGATTAATTGCAGTGTTAGTACGCATGTATAGGTATTTAGTAGCTGCTGGAAGCACAATATGAGGTGCTGCCCATTCACAATTGTTAGCTGAATTAAAATTTATTTTATCAGCTTCTGTTGCAGTTGTAGCTAAATCATATCCTTCAGGTGACAACTGAGTTGCACCAGCTCCAAACAATTCAACAGCTCCTGTTACAGCTCCGTTCACAGCTTCATTTGCAGCAGTTCCTGCAGCAATAGAACCAGTCATTGCAGTACCAGTTGCAGTCTTACATACAAACAATACTTTAGTTACAACTATTTTAATTGCATCGTTGTAGCCTGCAGGAACACTTGTATCAAATGCACCCATGTATTGTATAATATCATTATCTGCATAAGCAGTGCTTGCTGAATCTAGTCTTGACTCTTTGCAGTCTCCTGCAAAAGTTAAAACTTTTTTAACGCCACCTAGTTCTGAAGATTGAACATTACCAAAAGAACTACTATTACTGTTTAATACATCACTTCTCATTTTACACACCCTCCAAATTAATAAGTGCGTGAGTTTCAGGAAGAGATACTTCAAGACCTGCTTCTGTTAGAATCATGTCTTTACGTAAATCCTCATCAGCCTGTTGCACATTAGTTGTAATAGATGTGTCTCTGTTAAGGCCATTTCCTACAAGAGGTCTGTATGATACGTGGTCTAAATCAACCATCATCATGAATCCTGCAGCAAAACCTCTAAATAGAGACTCAGCTACCATTGAAACATCACCATGTATGGTATTCACTTTTGTTATTAAATGACCAAACTGACCTTGGCTAGCAGGGAAGTTATATCTTGACTCACCTTCTATAGAGCCAGCAATAAAGTTACTTGAACTTAATTTATTAAAATGAGATATAACTGGTCGTGAAGCTAAAGCAAGTTTACTTCTTCCTCCACCTCTTGCAGGGTCAAAAAGAACTTCAAAGTCAGATAGTAAATTATCATATGTTAAATTAGCAGCACTAGTTGATTTATAAAATGGAACTCCACTATTATAAGCAAGCTGTGCCCCGTCTTCTTTAACATTTGAATATCCGTTTCTAATCGTTGAGCCTACAATACCATCTGTGTACTGTATGCCACCTTGAGTGCCTTTTTGGCCAAACAACATTGCTCTTTCAATATCTACTTTATGCTCTCTTAATTTAAGATTCCAAATTCTTTGGAACTCATCAGCATAACCTCTGTAGATAGTTGCTCTTGCAGTGTTAGTCATTTCACAGGCAGTTTTAAATATCTGTGTGTAACCCAAGTCATGGTCTAGCTCTTGAGAGAATACATCTGGTGAACCAGAACCTTGTTCAAAAGATGTACCTATAATTGTACATTTTGAATTATCTGCCAAAGCAAGAGTACTTGAACTTGAAACATGTGAAATAGCTGTAACGCTACACACTGTTTCATTAGTTCCTTGAGTTACTGAGTTTACTCTAACATTTGCAGTTGTTGGCACTGAATTACCATCAATATCTCCAATTGCTACTACCATTCCTGGCAATAAAAAATCTACTGTTGCAGCACCTGATGTATCAAATGTTACATTCATAGATGAGCCTTCAGCTACAAGAGTTGTTGCACCTTTTAGCAAAAAGCTTCTGTCAGTCATGTGAATCTTAGTTCTATCTTCCAAAAATCGGAACTGACTATCCGACGTAGGAACTTTAGCTACTTTTGACAAATAGACAAAAAATGGAGACTCCTCTGGTGCTAAATCAGCTACTCTATCACTAAAGTCATATAATCGTCTTGACGCATTTGATAGAGATAGTGCTGTTTGTGAACCTGGAGTTCCAAATTTTACTTGTCCTGAGTTAAATTTCTCAGACATTTTATTTTCTCCTTAGTTTATTTTAAAACATCACTTCTACTTCCAGCACTCATAATGCCTTCCCACATAGTATCATCATCTGTTTTAGGAGATTGTGCAGGTTGACCTTGGAGTATCCCGCCTTGAGCTGGGCCACCTTGTGTCTGCCTTACATCATCTAGTGGATTTGGGACTTGATTGCTGGATTCAGACTCAGCTACAGCTCTCCACATTTTAATAGCACCATCAACACCATACTCTGCTGGATTCTGCGCTGCAAAATTCATAAAAGAGTCTACTTCTGCGGGACTGAGCCCTCGTTGCTGTAGTTCGGTCTTTAATTGCATTTCGCCTTGGCTTTTTTGTAATCCTTGAATTTGTTGTTGTACGGCTCCATTAATAGAGTCTTGTAGTTCTTGTTGTCTGAACTTGTACGATTTAGACTGCGGGTCATTATAGGCTTCCCATGGGTCAAATTCATCTTTCCCTAAAGTAATACGTTGCGGACCTGTTGGTTGACCACTCGGTGCGCCTTGCACCATGCCAGCTACTGCATTTGCTATATCTGGTCGTGATTCCAATAATTGTCCAATTTTTTCATATTGCTGTAGTTTTGAGTTTTCCGCTGCGAGTTTATCCTTTTCACTTTGGAAGTATTTTGCTTGGTCTTCCCAGTTTGTAGAACTCTCTTGCGTATTGACTGCTTCGTCTTGCCCTACATTATCTACGGCTTCACCTTCTAGATGTCCATGTTCTAATGCGTTATCCATTATTTAGCTCCTTCCTGCGATTTCTCTTTTCCTTTTTGAGTTTGACTACGANTATTCATACGTAATTTCTCGGATTCGAGTTTGACCGCATCTTGTAACCTGCCTAATTGCAACTTACTATTTGCTTTGCTATCTAATTCTTGTTCTTTTAGCCTACCTTTAAACTTCTCAACTTCAGTACGCTGTCTTGATGCTACAGATTCTCTTTGAGCAGTTTGTAAGTCACCACTTACACGCTTAACCTGTTCTTGAGCTTGTTGTAACATACTTTGTAATTGTTGTATTTCATCAGTTCTTTGCAATATACCTTCTTTATCAAATATCTCTGTCTTTTTAAGAGCTTCAACTCTATCAATAAGACCAGCTTGATATGCTTCCATATATATTTGCCATTCACCCCATTTATTGGAAGGTAATGTAGAACTGCCTATAATTCTTATATCAAATTGTCCAACAGATACATCGTTTTCAATTTGCATTAATTGTTGACTTTTATCGTCATATAATCTTTTATTTACTGTATATTCATTAATATCGTTATTTGGCTGCACAATTCTAAATGTTTTCTTAAAATTATAATGCTGCTTTGCCATATTATAACATACTTGCCCTACTCTTCTAAGTGAGCCTTCAATATCTCTTAGCTTAGATTTAGACCGTCTTTGACCTACATCTTCCATCATCATTGTTGCACTATAGGTTCTAGGTGCAGCTTCACTACTTCCTTGCATCATTTCAAATATACCAATATTTAAATCAATATATCCCTCTATCATTTTAGGGAGAGACATAATAGAACTAGATAATGGCTGTGGTGCAGGAAAATGTGGTTCCCCAAAAGAAGGGTCATATTCGATAGTAGCATTAGGATTAGACCAATCTCTTTCGAGCTCCTCTATATCGCTAACACTACCCTGGGGTACGAGTAGCTTTAAACCAGCTGACGCTTGGGCATGGGATGTAATAAGTGACACTGTCTTGTTGAGGAACCTTTGAAATGCTTTGTTTTTTCTAACATCACTCATTGGATATGGTGTGTTAGTCCAAATGTTTGGAACGGGCACTATCGGATATATATCTGT